AGTTCATACCATAGTAATCGCCTGCAGGATCCACACGATATTTTATTATGTCGTAAAATATATCACGAACTTCGGCTGGCAGTAAATCAAATTCGTGTTGTTCAAATGGTATTAGTTCTTCATCATCCATTATGTGTTCTTTGCTGACAGTGGTCGGTAAGTGTGCGTTCGTGATGCCAGTCTGGTGCAAAGTCACCAGCTGTAGCAAATTCATCAAAGCAGGGCGTTCCCAAAGTGTAGTGTACTAATTTTGCTAGAGGATTCCATTCATACTCAACATCCAGCCAATTCCACTCAGGCGGTAGTTCACCTATGCGTTCATCTTCTATCCAGGAGAATCTGTGCAGTTCGGCACCTGTTGATTTTTGCACAAACTCAGGAGTTAGTTTGCGGTTAGGAAAACTGTTGCAGTTCCACAGTATCACACTTGACCAATTTTTGCGTGGATAGTCTTCGTTTGGGCTGCCAAGATATTTCACAGGCATGCGAGTTTTGTAGTCGTGTTTGACCACCATGACGTCTTTGGAGACATCGCGCAAGTTCCACAGTTTCACAATGTCGTCACGCAGGATCATGTCACCGTCAATGAATATGGCCCAGCCCGAATAGCCCATTAGATGCGGCACAAGGAAACGGCTGTAGATAAATTGGTTGCTGCCGTCAGTGTGCGTTTCGTCATAATCTCGAAACAGGTTCAAGGCCACAGGGATAATGGCCACTGGCTGGCTGGCATGTCTAATAATTGAGTTTACACACACATGATAGGCCACTGCTTCTCTAGGATCGTAGCCCACAAAGATTGGTATAGGGGTCATGTCTTGCGCTCTATATCTTCCTCAACACAGTGTTCACCGTATTGTATTTCAATCAATTTGAGTGGTTGATCACTTTCGTTGCAAAGTTGATGCCATTCATTCACAGCAATAAAAGTGTTCTCATGCACAGTCAAGTGGCATTTGATTTCTTGATCAGTGCTGGCTTCGTCCAAGGTGTACACAGTAGCGTCACCTTCGGCCACAAACCAAAACTCTGCACGACTATTATGGCGTTGCATACTCAAGCATGTGTTAGGCATGACTGTGAGTTCTTTTAGTTTGGTACTTGGTGGCACCTCATGCAACACTCGATAGTAACCCCAGGTGCGTTCAGTCTTGGGTTTTTTCCAATCTTCAAGTATCCAAGAGCTGGAATTCTTTTTGTTCTTGCCTCCTACCCCAAACGCAAATTCTACATCGGGTTCGGTCATTTCGGGAATGTTGTCCTGAGTCCTGTCGCCGCCATTGGCAAAGATAAATTTAGAGCCAGGCATGGGATAGTACAACTTGGCCAGGCGGATGGCATCTCGAGCACTGTCATCAGAGTCGTCAAACTCAATCACTCGATCTACCATGGAGAGATTTTCCACAATGGCTCTACGCTCGGTCATGGGCATGAAAGGTCTGCCCTTTTTGCGTATCAACCAGTCGTCGGAATTAAGTCCAACAACCAGTCTGTGCCCCAAGGCCTTGGCTGCTTGGAAGTAGGCTATGTGCCCGGAATGTAGTGGGTCAAATCCACCCGTGACAATTATGATTTTCATGTGGATATTTAACTGACATGACTCACACACCACCAAAAAGCTGTCCAGGCCTCAATGAACAATATCAGCAGAAAGAATTCCATTTCTGCCAGATCTCTTTGCCAACGTTCTTGATCAGTCATGTTATACTGTGATGTCTTCCATGCCGGCTGTGCGCAGTCTGACCACGTGACCCATTTGCCACTGCTTGGTGTCCAGGCCCTTCATGATGCCTAACCAACGATTACGTAGTAATGCCACTTCGTTGATGATGGTTTCAAAGTCCACAACTTCTTCTTCACCATCCACGTACTTTTCAGCATCTCGTGCTGTGAGCGCACGAGCATAGCCTTCAAGATATTTCTTGAAGTGCCGAGTACGTATCTTGCGCAGTTGGATGTTGAGAAAGTTTAGCACAGCCTCGATCTCTTGTAACTGATTGAATCTGTGCTCGGTTATACCCGGCAAGGCAGTGATGTTCTTTTCTACTAGGCCGCCAATTTTGCAGTCACGCTTGGCATCAGTCAATTCTGATTCAAAGTGTGCAATGAAATCAGGTATGTTGCCAAGATCAGCGACTACTCGGCTGTACCACATCAGTAGTCATCTTCTTGGTTGTAGTTGTCCTCTTCGTCCAAATCTTCTTCTTCCTCTTCTGCGTAGTCTTTGTCGTTGTCCAAATATGCAGTCAAGGCTTTCTTGATGTCCGAATCACCTTTAAATGCGTTTCGAATTTCTTCAACATCATGATCGTGATCAATCAGGATAGACACAATGCTTTCGGCAGCATCTATACGATCCACCACATTGACATATCTTTTTAATTCGCCCCAAATTTCGCTTGCTACTTCTGCTGACATTTTATTCCTCCGTTGTGTCGGCTGTACTTACCTCAGTCTTGATATTCTTGAAGTCAATCATCACCTTGTCCAAGCAACCATCATCATTCTTTTCCCATGCTTTGCGAAACTTCTTGATAACTTCGCCATCACTTGTGGTAAACACCAGACTGTTGCCTTCACGCTTGAGCATTTCTTTTTTCTCAATCAAGTCCACCAGGCCTGAGTAAGGACTCATGCCTGTTGTGTAAGGAATCTTGACCTGCACACCTTCAAACGGTTTGGCATAGCGTGTTTTCATGACTTTGCAGCCTGCACGAATACCGTTTACGTCACTCACCTTGTTGCCATCCTCGTCCTCTTTCAGCTTCATCTTCTTCATGGCCACAACAATTGAGCTGGCGTAAATGAAACCTTGACCGCCGGAGATCTTGTCATCTGGATCAAACATATCCTGGCTGGCGTAGGTGTGGTTGGTACAAACCAAACCTACGTTGTATGAACCAAACATGTTCACACAGTTACGCACCAAGGCAGTGAGAGCTTTGGGTTTACGACCCAAGTCGCCCTTCATTTCACCTGCATCAAATTGGTTCACGTCTGTGGGAGTTAACAACATGCCCAATGAGTCAATCACAAACATGACCTTGGGACGTTCGCCTTCGGGCAGAGCTTTGTAGTCGCTCATGAATGTGGAGATGGTCTTGGCCACGTCATCTATCATGGCCATGCTCAACTTCAACAGTTTGTTTTCACTAGTGTCCACACCCAAGGCTTTGAGCCAATCTTCGTCTAGTGCGTTCTCCGAATCAATCAACACCACAAAGATGCCTTGCTCTTGTGCGTTCTTGATAATGTTGCCTGAACAGATGTAGCTTTTGCCTGCACCTGAGTCGCCAGCAAATACTGTGACCTTGCCCAGGGGAATGCCACGATTGAAGTCACCGCTGATCAAATAGTTCAAAGCGTAGTTGCCTGTTGAGATCCAGTCTGTTGGATCGTTGAAACCGATGCTTAATCCATCGATTGATTTTGTAATTTCTTTACGGAATTTTGAAACGTCAAAGGGTTTGCCCATGAATCACCTATTATTTTTTTAAAGAACACAGAGGGAGAGCCCCTCTGTGTAGTATTGTCAATTACTTGGCTTGACGGCTACGGATCATGGCCAAGATGTCCTGGGCATTTTGTCCACTGGCTGCAGGCCTGGCAACTGGTGCGGCTGCTACCGGAACATCGTCCTCGTCAAAGTCACTTGCTGGCGCAGGTGTTGTCTTGATCGTGGGCTTGGCTGCTGGTGCAGGTGTGTCCTCATCCACCGGTGCGGCTCCAGCTCCACCCGGTGTTTGAACACCAGCAGGACGGAAGTACTGACCCCAACGTTCTGTGTCGTAAGGTTGTCCATCCACGCTTGCCTCAAACATCTCTTTGATCACCTTCAACTCAACATCGCCTGGCTTCTTGGGCAGGAATGTGCTCAAGTCAAATGCGCCATGCGTGGCAACAGCGGCTTGTTCGGCTTCGGTCAATGCGGATTCTTTACGTGCCCACTTTGAAGTGCTGTAGTCAGCGTAGCCACCTTTGGATGTCTTGGTGATACGGAAGTCCAAGCCACGCAGGGTGTCTGTGGGCATTTCTTCCAGCTCAGGGTCCATCAGTGCCCCTTTGATGGTGGCAAAGATTTGTGGTCCAATGATGAAACGTCGGATGGGATTCTCTGGAGTCTTGTCTTCACTCAGGGGGTTCTCACGCACAAAGCCTTGAAAGATGTATGAACGTTTCTTCCAATACTTGCGACCCATTTCTTCAAGGCTCTTGTCCTTGAACCAGGTGCGTACTTCTGCCAAGATGGGACAGGCTTCGCCCCACATTTCCACACAAGGCACTTGCACGTACACCTGTTTGCTATCGCCTTCGCCCCGGATGCCAGCAAAAGGCAAACGAATCATTGCTCGTTCTTGCCAGAAAAATGTGTTTTTGGTATTTGCATCGGGAAGGAATCGCAGTGTTGCACTTTGTCCTTCTTCCATGTTCCAGTGAGCGTAAATGGAATTGTCTCCACCTGTTTGTCCGCCACCTTTGTTGCCTTCTGCTGCCTGTAGTCGTGCTCTGATTTCTGCTAATGATGCCATAGTTTTTCTCCTTAGTAAGTTGCCTATGTTATGTTGCCTATCTAAATGTTTAGATCTTGGTTGCCTGTGACTCACAAACAAAAAAGCGCAAACACT